TAGTTCGCATAATAGAATGTTTATGTAAAATCAACGTGTTGGGGAGTTCCCCAAACCCCCAATGCTACCTATTTTCCATTCCCGCAAGCGGAAATAAAAAATAGGCAGCTAACATTATTTTACCGCTGACACAGGAGCAGCAGACTGAACAGAAGAACGGCCAACATCCATATTCTTGTAAATCTGGAATACGCCATTTTCGGCATATTCGCGGCATTGTCTAACACTCACACGCACAGGCGTTGCCTGCTCACTGTAACAGTTGCATGATGTGCTGGTTGCCACACATCCCGCCACCGTTTCCATGTTCACGGCACGCCGCAGGGAATCATAAATCGGTGCGGTTTCTGGCTTGTCAGGTATAGCCGGCTCAAAATCAGTGTTTACCGTACCCATTGGCGCGGAAGCGTCCCTAACCGCAACAGACGGCGCAGACGCTGCCTGCGGTGCAACAGGCTTTTCCATCTCTTCAACCGCCGAAATAGACGGCGCAGAAGCCACAGAAACGGTGTTTTCTGCAACCTTATCTTTCGGCTGGTTAAATTTACCGACAAAGCTAGATACCCCATACAAAAAGGCAAAAACCAATAACGGTGCTACAAAAAGCACCTTCGGAAATTTTTTGGTAAATTTAATATGCGTTGAAGCAGATTTGTAATAAGCAAAGGCCCTTTTAGGCGGCTTGTAGTAACTCCAATTCGCCGCCTGAAAAGAGGTACTGTTCAGGTTCTCTTCACATCTATACCACTCATAGCGTTTCGTCTTTAACTGCTTACGCTCGATATGGATGTGCTTACCCACAAGATTTCGGACATAGCGGTCAATCATACTTGGGTGCTGCGTCATCAATATCAGCGTAAAGCCTGCATGGCGCAACTCTTTGAGTGTCTGAACATAAGGCGGAGGCTCACGCGAAGCGCTGCGTACCGGATAGGTATAATCGCATTCATCCACAATCACAACGCTGCCCTCTGGAACAATATCCTTTAAAGGCGCGGACTGCAATTGTTCTTCGGTCAAGCGGTGTGCCTTGAACTTACGCTCATCCAAACCATCAATGTGACAGAAATAAAGCGGTCTATCTATTTCCGTCCCATCCAACGTCTTGAATTTGAACAATCCCTCAAAATTGCTCAAAATCATATCCACCACCATCGCCGTCTTACCAACACCCGGCGAACCCGTAATCAAATAAATCATGTAATCGCACGTCCCCAAAAGGTAACAGCAACTTTTGTCGCCTGGTAACTAATCAAAAACGAAATACCGCTCAACATGGTGCTAATCCCAGTCGAAAACCCCCCAATATCCAAAAATGCCAGCATAAGCGCAGGCACAGAGTTATAGGCGGTAACATATTGCTGGAGCAATACGTCAAAAAAATCGTTCAGCTTGGCAAATGTATAAAAACCCACGCCAAGCGAAAGCAGCAATTTAATGAAAATCTGACCGCCAATGCTCACAAAAGCCGCAAGCAGCCATGCGCCGAAACCCTTAAATGCAGAGGGTATCAGCGACACGAACAACTTGCGGAATGCTGCAATAATCAAGTGCATTAGTGTAAATTCCTAATTACAAAGAAAATCGTTAAAAGTGCAAAGCAGGCAATCACAAAAGGGCGAATTAACAACAAAAACGTACAAAAATGGTCATACGGAACGGATATTGTCTTACCCTTAACCGTAAATTGTGCCGGAGCAGGGCAGGCAGCCGTTTCATGCCCGACAAATTGCTTGTAAGCGTAAGCCTTCATCGCATCCACCGTATTCGCTTTTTTGTAATCCGCTACCTTTTTGCCCAAAGCATCAACATCTTCGGAGTTCAATTCTTTCGGCGGTTTGTCAAACTTCACATCACCATCGCCGCCACCTTTTGCCGCGCCGTCCATCTGTTTTTCATCCACTTTGGCGCAAAACAACAAATTCGGGAACTTGTTACAAAACTGTTCCATCATTCCCGACTGCTTGTTTTGCTGCCCTTGTTGATTTTGTTCCCCCTGCTGCTGCTCGCCCTGCTTATTGGGCGCAGGGGACTTTGTCGGCGCAGCGGCGGAATTGGCTGGCAAATCTGGGCGAGGAATGGTATTAACAGTAACAGACCCATCAGGATTAACCTTAAATTGCGTCTGCTGCGCCTGCTTGCCGTCTGACGGCGTATAAGGCGCAGTAACAAAAGTATTGTCGGCAGCACTACCCGAAACCGTTGTTTCCGTGTTGTTCATACCGATAGCCCCTTTTTCCCACAACGCATTAATCAAATCCCGAATAGCGTCGTTATTCTGATGGCTTTGATTCAAAAACTGTTCCATCGCCTTTTCCCATGCGGCTTCATTCGGCACATACTGTTCTAAATTCATATTTATTTTTGCCTGAATCGCAATAGCGTCCCTGCCTGAAACCGTTGTATTGTCAATACTCATCCAATGGTTTTCATCGGCAGGCAGCTTATTAGTAATCGTAGTACCGTTAATCGTGATAGGAGACGGCCAGTCTTTTGTTTTTGATTGACCCGCCCGCCAAGGTGCAGCACCTTTTGCCAAATATTCGGTCACTGTTCCACCCGATGACCCCGCTGCGCTTGTGCCATCCCACTCATGAACTACAATGTGGGTATATGTAGCGTTCGGGTCGATTTGCTGCCGTTGGCTTTGGAATTTGTCAAAATCAGAGCGGGCTTGGCGCAATGCCTGATCGCGCAATGGCGACATTACTTCATTGGCCGCCGAACTATCGCCGTAAAATGCGTTTGCCAAAGACGAACCAAAACCCGTAAAGTCAAATATTTTGCCTACACCTGCGGCAACCGCCGTCCAATCGCCATCCGAAAAACCCCTTGAAATTTGGTCAGCAACCCCCTGACGTGTCAAATTGTCCAAATGATTGGCTGCCATTGTTCCGACCATTACCGCGCCAAAACCCTTTGCAACCGTGCTATTGGGAATCCGTGTTTGCGTTTTGAACGTCCCACCTGTTTTATTACCGTAATAATCGTGGAAAGTCGCAGGGTGCGATTTCCCAGCCATTACGGCACTTCCGTTGGTAGAAGCGACTGAAAATTGAGGGCGTGAACCGTTTGTCATATTGAAACCTCCGTTATTTGAGCTTTGCGGCTGAAAATATACCTGCCCCCCACGCTGCACCGTTTGGTTATAAACCCTCACTTCCGCAGGCGTTCCGTGAGGATTCCCCACAAACGACGGCGGAGGCGGCGGAATATCCGCAAACGCCAAAAACGGCAAAAACAAAAGGAGCGCTACAATCTTGTTAAAAATACGATTAACAAAAGACATTGTAACGCCCCCATCAAAAAATAAATATCAAACATGTTAAGACCCCATAGCCTTGATGGAATCAATAACAATTTTGCCCATACAAAGCACTATCGCAGTCGGCAACAAAGCCGACATCATTTCATAACCCCTAACATAATTTTCTGCCGGATTACATTCGGGCAACTGGGCAACGAGTTTTTGACTTCCGTAACGCCAAGCCTTACCGTCATATGTAATTTGCTTCAGGCTGCCATCTTGTACGATGACAGGGACAACTTTAGAAAAGTAAACATTTTCCGCCGCTGATCTGTCATCGTAGCAAGTGTTATCAACTTGATAACCCATAACCAAATCGGTTATTTGTTAATCAAGCGAACAACCAAGCGGATAGCGAACAGGCCGGCAAAACCTACAATCATCCAGCCCATTGCCGATTGTGCGTCGGTAAAACCGCCCTCAATCGCCTGCTGAACTGCTTGGGGCAGGGCAGCATTAGCCGCAACAGGTGCAACCGCCATAGATACGGCAACCGCTGCCATACCTGCAATACGTTTGATTTTTGCAAACATGATATTTACTCCAAAAAACAAATTGCGTTTTTCAAAGGCAAAACGCCAGCCCGAAAATCTTCGCCTACTGCCACGAAACGCCCGTTTCCGCGACCGCGCGGCGTGCGCGGCGAAACGCCGCATCATCTGCCGCATCGGCCGCTGGAAAAGGGCTACACTTTCGCGGCATACGGCGGAAAGGTTTAACCTTTGACAACCGAAATATTTTTCAAAACAGTCTTAATACCGCCTGTTTTGAAATCTTTCATAATTGAAAACTCGCAGTCCACAGGAACAGGACCTGATTGAACAAATGCATTAAACCTGCTGACATCTAAAAATTTACCGTAATAAAGTTCAAAAACATCCCAACCTTTAGATTCCGTCAGATCAGCAAGGCGAACCTTGCACCAATTGAAAGTGTCTTTATCTGAACCATAAGCACCCAATAATAAAAACTGTTGTTTAAATCCGTTTTGCATTTCCTGCTCCTATCACTTGGTCATAAAAAAGTAAAATTGCGTCCTTATGCCGATGACACCATTTCGCACCGTGAAAAATCTTAAATATATCCGCGTAATTCTCTTCATCTACGGATACAAAAAACCCCGTTTTGTCGTAAAAAGCAGAGCGGTAACTTTGCGATTTTTGCGCCACCCAATGGGCAAGGGCTTTGCGCCAATGCGCCGCATTTTCGCCAGCCCAAGAAAATTTGTAATTCGCCTGCTTCCAGCGACAATCCTTGTCTTGCGAAGCGCGTGTGAACCGAAAACCCTTGTCGCTGCGCGAACGTGTTTCCAACCCTTTTGTGATGTACTTTGACAAATATTTTGCAATGCCGTCTTTGGATTTGACCGGAACCAACTGATGTTGCAAACCGAAACCGTATTTTTGCAGGTTATCGCGCAGGAGCTTCCAAAGTGCGGCGATATGAGCATTTCGCGTATTTTTCGTGTAAACATTGCGCTTTACGGCTTCATGGTCAAAGCCTTCGGCGATGTTTTCCTTGCAGGCCACGACAAAATGAAAATGCACAACGCCGCGCTTTGTACGCTCATAAACGCCGATATACCCGCAAAAATGCTTGGATAAAAAATTCGTACGGAAGGAATTAAACCGGCGAGAGGCTTCCCTAACGTCAAACACGTCATCCGCAAAAGTCAGCGTTAGAAAGCCGCATTTTTCAACGCCGAAATGCTGCACGAAACCTGCAATGTTTTGCTGGAAAACATAAATCGTTTTCTTCGCGCCTTTCGACCGTTCCACCTTTTTGACCTGGCTATCCCAACCATCAAAATCGGCGACCGCCTGCCGCATTGAACCGCGTTCGCCATGAGTGAGCAGTGCATATTCAGCCATACACCACGCCCCCGATTTCCCACATCCGCAAATATTCTTGGCAATGCAATTTCGCAGTTTCCAAAACTTCGGCCGTCTGCTCGTCATTTTCTGGCACGTCAAAACAATCCAGAGCTTCAAAAAAGCCCAGCATTCGGAAATAGCAATTCGCTGTTTCACGTTCGCCCAAAATGTTCTCTTCGTATTCATCGACAATTTCGGCGATTTTTGAGGTCAGAAACATGACTTGAGACTGGTGCATTTTGGAATCTTTCTAAAAATATTTTCTAATAAAATATATTTTCCCGCAATCATATAAAAGCAGAATCTATATTGTCAAGAAATATTTACAAAGTTCCTAATAAAAAATATATTCAAAGTTTGTAAACAAAACAAATGGAGAAAAAAATGCCAAGTAAACACATCCAAGATCCAACATGGGAAGAGGTAAAAAAACAATTTACTCATGCAATCGTTACAACTAAAACAGGGTTCAAAGAAACCGAAATACTGAACCTATTGATTTTGAAAGGAATAGAAAAAATTACAGATGAAGATTACATAAAAGCAGCATCAAAAAAGAATAAATAAAAGGAAGGAAAAAAATGACCAGAACAACTACGAGCTACAACATCAAAATGGACAAAAAAATGAAGATTGAAAGATTGGCTATGGAAGCAAGTCTTAAAATCGGAAGAACCGTCAAATGGACCGAAATCATGGAAGTATTAGTAAACGAATTCGGAAAAGACGCACAACAAATGTTGATTCATCAACACAACACAGAAAGCAAAGAATGAAAACCTTGAGAATAAAAGAAGCCCAAGAAGAGAAAATCAGGCAAACCGCTATTTTGTTTAACAAAAAGCTGGTTCAAATGGGAAAACAACCATTAAGAGACAGCGAACTAGCTCATAAATTACTAGACGCCGCACTTGAAAAAGCGATGATTGGAGAAAATGGAGAAATACAAATCAGAAGGGTGTAATTGAATTGTTTAGATATAGTCAAGGAAGCGGCAAACCGCCTTTGGCGGCTTTCCGCCTGCCAGTCCGATAGTGAGCAATAACTCACTATCTTATTGTTGCAAAAAGCATTATTATGCCAACGGAGCATAATATGCAGAACATCAATAACTGGCTTGACATCATCAAACAATTCAAAGGCTTTAAAAGCGACTACGAGCTTGCGAAATACTGGAACATAGACCGATCCATTATTTCGCAATACAGAAAGGGCAGGCTACGCCTACCCATCGCAAAATGTCTTGAAATAGCAGAAATTGGGAACTACCACCCATTGGAAGTCATCTTGTCATTAGAATGGTACAGAGCCAAAGAGAACGAGCAGGAAATCATCAAAGAAATGTACTGGATGGCAACCATCGTGAATGCAAACGAACGTATGAACGCATACTGTTTTAGCAGAAAATACTACAACAGGCGAAAACAACGTTAGTTCGCATAAT